ATGACGTATTCTTAATAGATGATCTTAGGGTTTACGAAGACGGTCCATATCAGGGGGGTAACTGGCCCTTAAGAGAATCTCTCGGTGGCTCTGACATACGATTTGTCGAAGACCTCTTAAAATCTAGTCACTATATAATTAAAGATTACCGCTTTGGCGGCTTCTTAACGATTTTCCCCATCATAAAAGCCAGCTAAAATATTTTTTCATATGCAACAAAAATACCCCAATACCCTAGGAAGCGAGAGAACCGTAGAAATTGCCTTCATAGAAGAAATGATCGTTAAGTACCACAATGCCGATGCAGAAGTACTAGACGTGGGGGGAGTTCCCTCGGACTCGCGACACTTTCAGCCTATTTACAAAATCATAGAAGAAGAGAAAATCAACTATAAGGTCGCAGATTTCAGAGGGGGCCATTATGCGGGAGATTTCGTTTCTTATGACTTCAAAAAAGATAAGTTTGATTTAATAATATTCCTTTCTTCTCTAGAACATTTCCCCCAATGTACAGAAAGTGATAAAATCTATAGACATGGCGAAGACAAAAAAGGCTACGAAAAAGCCTTGTCAATTTTAAAAAATAACGGAGTAATACTACTCACAGTCCCCTTCGGGAAGCATAGGTGGCAAGAATACCACCAAAACTATGATTTCCAAGGTATTTTGAACTTAACTAAAGGCTCCACCATCGCAGAATCTTTTACCTACAGACTAATGAACGATACGGAAGATAAAGCGAACGAGGAATGGAGACTCTCCGACCCGCTAACTATGGATGATATTATCTATAGTGACCGAGCTTACGGCGTCGGATGCTTTGTTTTAAAAAAAGATGAAAAGAATTAATTACGATACTAAAATTTATAATTTTAGAGAATATGTAGAGAAATTTCTCGGCTTTTTGTCGCTAGAAACCATTCATGAAGATTTTCCCTTCGGAGAGCTTCTGGTCTCTGGGACGGATCAAAATCGACATTTACATAGAAAATTTTACAACGGAATGGATAGTTCTAACGATTTTATAAGTCTATATAGGAAGTTTATCCAAGAGACTATTTGCCCCTTATTTGACGAAGAAATTATTTTCCAAAAGTTTCCCACGTTTAGGATTCATCAGCCGAACAACATCGCGGTTTTTGCTTTTCATAAAGATAAAGAATACAACCATAACGAAAATGAAGTAAACTTTTATCTCCCCATCACCAAAGCGTTCAGCACAAATACATTCTGGTTCGAAAGCGAAGAAGATAAGGGCGACTTTTCCCCTATGGAGGGCGAATACGGCGAGGTAATCCAATGGAAGGGCTCTAACCTTAAGCACGGCAATAAGCTTAACGAGACTAATCAAACGAGGATAAGTTTCGATTTCCGAATCCTCTCAAGAGGTATATATAATGTTTCTTCTCCAAAAAAAAGCAAGAGCAAAAATAAATCTTTCACAATAGGTAATTACTATGACGCTTTTAAATAAAAAAGATAAAATTTTCGTAGCTGGTCATAACGGGATGGTGGGTTCAGCGATCTTGCGATCCTTAAAATCTGCGGGGTACGAGCATATCTTAACTCAAGAAAGGTCTGAGCTAGACCTCACCGCCCAAGATCACGTAAGAGAATATATTTTTTATCAAAAGCCTGATGTCGTAATTAATTGTGCCGCTAAAGTGGGAGGAATTCACTCTAATAATATCTATAGAGCGGATTTTATATATAGCAATCTGCAAATACAAAATAATTTAATTCATTTTTCTCATCTTTACGATGTCAAGAAATTACTGTTTTTGGGGAGTAGTTGCATATACCCCAAATTTACTGATCAACCCATAAAAGAAGAGTACTTATTGCGTTCCCCCTTAGAGCCCACTAATGAACCTTACGCTATAAGCAAAATAGCGGGCATTAAGATGTGCGAAAGCTACTATAAACAATATGGGTCTAATTTCTTAGCGGTTATGCCGTGTAACCAATATGGACCTAACGATAATTATCACCCTGAAAATTCTCACGTTTTACCAGCTCTATTGAGGAGGTTTCACGAAGCCGTTTTGAATAACAAAAAAGAATTAGTGGTATGGGGGACGGGGCGCGCAAAACGCGAATTTCTTCATGTCGATGACTTAGCTTCAGCTTGCCTTTTCGTCCTTGAGAATATAAAAGCGGAAAATATATATGACCTCAATATTTCTCACCTAAATGTGGGGAGTGGCGCTGATATTTCCATCCATGACTTAGCTTACCTACTGGCAGAGGTAACAGGGTATCGCGGCAAAATAAAATTTGAGCTCGACAAGCCTGATGGGACTCTTGAGAAACTAATGTGCTCTAAGAGACTTAATTTAATGGGCTGGAGACCTAAAGTATCTTTAATTGAGGGCATCGAAGATACTTATAAAGATTTTAAAAATAACTACCCCGATAAGATAAGATCATTTTAATCATGAAAAACGTTATAGTCACAGGAGGGTGCGGCTTCATAGGCAGTCATATTGTCGATGAATTAATAGACGAGAATTACAGCGTTACTGTAATAGACAATTTATCTGCCGAACAAAATGAAGAATTTCATTTTAATGATGAAGCTTCGTATTCGCATACCGATATTAAAGATTACGAAGCTATCGCTCCTCTTTTTGAAGACGTAGACTATGTATTTCATTTAGCAGCAGAATCCCGCATACAACCTACGCTAGAAAAACCCCAAGAAGCTTGTTTAACTAATTTTGTCGGCACATGCAATGTCCTAGAAGCCTCACGTCAGCATTCAGTGAAAAGAGTGATGTACTCGGGAACCTCTTCCGCTTATGGACGCGCAAACCGCTCATTATTCAGCGCCCTTATGGGGTCCTCTAGTGCGCCGTTAAGTGAAAACATGCAAAGGGACTGCCTAAATCCTTACTCAGTATCTAAAACTGCTGCTGAAGATTTGTGTAAAATGTATTATACGCTGTGGAACCTTGAGACTGTTATGTTCCGTTATTTTAATGTGTACGGGGAAAGGCAGCCAACCAAAGGGCAGTACGCTCCAGTAGTGGGCCTTTTCTTAAGACAAAAAAAAGCTAAGGAACCCTTAACCTTAGTGGGTGACGGCCTTCAACGAAGAGACTTTACCCACGTAAAAGATGTGGTAAAAGCTAATACCTTAGCTATGGAATCTGAAAATTATGGAATTTTAGGGCAAATATTTAACGTGGGAACAGGAATTAATCATTCTGTCTTGGAAATCGCGCAGTTAATCGGGGATGACTTTACTAATTTACCTCCGCGTCCTGGAGAGTCCAGAGAGACCTTGGCTGATATTACAAAAATTTCCAGAGAGCTCGGCTATGAACCTTCGGTTAAATTAGAGGATTGGATAAAGGAAAATAAATGAAGGCCCTAGTTGTGGGATGCGGGTTAAGCGGAATAACTTCAGCCATCCTACTTAAACGAAAAGGCTACGAGGTAGAAATATTTGATACCCGTAATCACATCGGCGGCAATTGCTACGATAAAAAAATTGAAGGCGTGATGGTGCATCAATACGGCCCGCACGGCTTCCATACAAATAATCAAAAAGTTTGGGATTTCTTGAACCAATTCTCTTCTTTCAATGATGTCTGTCTCCGCGTAAAGGGAAATACAGCCGAAGGGGTAATACCCCTCCCCTTTTCCCCCGCCTCCAGAAAAATAGTGGGCCCTAAAACCCCAGATGAAATAAAAGAATTAATTTTTAAAGACTATAGTGAAAAAATGTGGGGTATTCCTTGGGAAGACCTTCCTGCCTCTATTAGCGGACGAGTTCCCACTATGCGCGATGACGCCTCTCCTTGCTATCACTTAGATAAATATCAAGGCATACCTACTAATGGATATACTGAGATGTTTAAAAATATGCTTGGATCAATTAAAATTAATTTAAATTGCCAGTCAGAAGAATATAATAAACAAAAATATGATTTATTAATCTATACTGGAAAAATTGATGAGTTTTTTGATTATAAGTACGGATGGTTAGAGTACAGATCATTAAAAATACAATTTGAGACAGCTAAACGTCGGCCCGACACTTTTCAATTAAATGAATGCAACACTAAATCTTGGACTCGTAGCGTGGACCACTCTCATTGGCATAACCAAAAAGTTAACCAAACTGTCATCTCTAAAGAATATCCTTGTGAACATACCAAAAATAATATAGCATTTTACCCGAAGCCCTTTGGGGATAACCAAAAAATATATAAAAAATATAAGAAAATTGCGGACTCCTTAAAGGGTGTTATATTCGTAGGTAGGCTCGCTACTTACAAATACCTAGACATGGATGACGCTATCTCTCAAGCCTTTAATAAATTAAAAAATATATGAGCACAAAAATACTTGTTACAGGCACTCTTGGTCAAGACGGAGCTAATATGGCTGAATTTTTACTCCGAGACCCTGATAATAAGGTTTTCGGAATGATACGCCGATCTTCGTGCCCTAATTTTACAAATTGTAAGAATTTCCTAAGTCACCCTAATTTTCAATTAGTTTACGGCGATTTAACAGATGAATTTAGCATTTTTAAACTTGTTCAAGAGATTCAGCCCGACTATTTTATTAATTTCGCGGCCAATAGTTTCGTTGGGTGTAGCTGGGATATGCCCATGCACGTTTTTGATACCAATGCTGTTGGAGTTATGAGGTGCTTAGAGGCGATTAGAGCCTATCAACCTAAATGTAAGTTCTACAGCGCGGGAAGTAGCGAGGAGTTTGGGG